TGATCAACCATTGTTGTGATTAACTCTTCAAAGGTAACACTTGTGTTCCAACCAAGAACGTCTCGTATTTTACGTGAATCTCCACACAAATACGTCACGTCGTTGGGTCTCATAAATTCACTTGACTGAACTATCCATTTCTTTCCAGTTGCATCTTCTGCGTATTCAAGTCCAGTATCATCCTTCTTCCATGTTAATGGAACGTTGATACGGTTCGACACGCACTGAATGACGTCGCGTACTGTGTGTACACTGCCTGTAGCAAGAACCCAATCGTCTGGGACAGTATGTTGCATGATAGCCCACATTCCATCAACGTAATCCTTTGCATAGCCCCAATCGCGTTTTGAATCCAAGTTTCCAACCACTACTGGTGCAGTTCGAGTACCGTTAACAAGTTCCGACATACCACGTGTTATCTTTCGCGTAACGAATTCAACTCCACGTCTAGGCGATTCGTGGTTGAACAGAATTCCATTACAAATAAACATCCCATAGGAATCCCGGTAGTTTCTTGAAATCCAATACGCATACAACTTCGCAGTCGCATAAGGAGATCTTGGACGGAAAGGTGTCGTCTCTGATTGTATCTCGTACCCTGTAGTGTCTCCATACAGTTCGCTCGTGGATGCTTGGTAGACTCGCATCTTCTTGCAATGCCTAGACTGGCGCACACATTCTAGAATACGTAGTAATCCTAGAGCATCACATTCAGACGTGTAATCGGGTATAAAAAACGAGACGTGTACATGAGACTGTGCTGCGAGGTTATAGATTTCGCAACGCTCATAGTTGGGTAGGAGTTCGTCTACCTCGCGAATCACATTGGATAGACTGATCGCGTCGTTCATATCAATGTATCGAATGTTCAGCCTTGGAAGGATAGGTTGAAGTAGATCTAATGTGTTCTGTGATGATCGGCGAATACAGGCAAATACTAGATAGTTCTTCTCTAACAGGAGTTCGCATAAATACGATCCATCCTGTCCATTTGCTCCTGTAACTACTGCAATGCGATTCATTATGAAAAGTCATACGTTGGTATGAAAGCCCCTGTTTCACGAGAATAACATCTCTTTACTTCAGCCTCTAACGGAATATAACAGGACAAGCAGTAAAAAGAGCTGTCGATTGTGTGTATTTCCTTTGCATGTTTGATGAGTTCTACGTAATCTATGAAAGGTTGATTCACGAATGACTGTGCTAGTGTGTGCCATGGATGATCGTTAGGATATAGGTTTACGTTTGGGTCAATTGTAAGAATTTCATCTTTGTCCCACGTCACCAACTCTGTGAAATGAGAAGACGATTGTTGTTGAACAAAAACATATGGTTGGTTACGTACGGTTTCATACATCGCCAATGCATTCTCTGTATTCGGAATATGGAAATGCGTGTGTCGAACTGCAGGATCAATTCCCATGTCGATGTAGAAGTTCTTTGGAAGGTCTCCGAAACCAGAGTGTGGGAGCTTGTAAAATCCAGATCGATACACAGTGGTCCAATCTTCAGGATCGTATTCAACACATTCACCTCGCTGTGTGTCGGACGGACTCTTTCCTTGTAAGTAACCACCCTCTACAACCCATAACTTTATCGTGGGATTGTCTGTGAAGAATGACTGGATATTTGTAGCATACTGTCGTTTACAAACAACAACGGTTTCATCGTGTTGCATAGCAATGTATCGTACTGCTCCAATCAATCCAATATGATCGCCAATTCCCATGTGTCCAATCACGAGAGCACGTCTTGTTGGGTATCCTTTTTGTTCACGAACGTATGATTTTGCTGCACGGTTTATCACATCTTTGATTCGAAATCGCATGTCGTTCTTATCTAATATATCCACGCATTTCTGTGGATCTGGACAAGCGCGTATATCGTCTTGCATGACCCAAATCTCGTCGTTCACTGTATACAGCTGCTTGTAATAGAATGGTAGGTTGTTCACATAGTCCTTTAATTCTTCATACAACAGGTCGTATTCGGTTTGACAATGCTGTCTTCGCGTCTCATCACGGATACGTTTACACTTTATATCTAGGATTGTGAGCTTATCAATCGCTTCTCCAATCGAAACTGGTAAGCGAATCATATATAGTCTAGTTGCTTTCGCATTAAATAGTATGTATCCGCTATTTGAAGAGTGGTGAATCCCTTCTTTGTATAGAGTTCAATTGCAGTATGATTATCCTTATCAACACTGAGACGCAAATAGGAAGCGTTGATTGCTTTTGCATAGAGTATCAAGAAATTCAGAATGTACGAACCATATCCCTTTCGTTGATGTGATGGAAGAACACATACGCCAATCCAGAAATCATCGATGTGTCCATAAGCAACCGGACTACCTTGGTCATACACTAATACCGTCATTTGATGTCGCTCAAGGCAGGTTGTTGGATCTCGTGTTTGAAAATACCGAAACGTAGATGGGAGTTCATGGGTTAGAAATTCATGTAATCCTGTAGACGTTGCTTGACGAATATCGAATACAGTGGGTTGGACCATACAGTGAATGATGTATGTTTGATCATATGCAGACAGTGTTGGAGACGATGGAATCATACACAATGAAGAGTGTTGAATATCCTGTGGCTGTGCTGTAATCGATCGGAGATGGCTATGTGTGTGAATGCTGTAAAACATAGGTCGGACATCTACACCACACGTTCGTAGACGTGTTTGGAGGGTTGAGTAAGGTTCAGTATTCGATCGCAGAATAAACATCCACAAGCCTGTAGTCGATGGAGTATAGTCGGTGTCTTTGAGCAATCGCACATATCGTTCATAGACTTCGCGCTTCCGATGTAGAATCGCTTGAATGTCCTGTAGTTGATCAAACAGAAACGCAGCCTGCAAGTTAGTCATTCTGTAATTGTAACCAAGAACATCATAGACATAACGTTCAGTGGTTGTCCCATGATGGCATGATTTGTATATGAACTCGTAGAGAGCTTTATCATGTGTATACCAGAGTCCACCTTCACCCGTTGTGATAAGCTTGTTTCCAAAGAACGAAACTGCTGCACAGAGTGACTTTGTTCCTACGGTAACTCCTTCATACGATTCTAGAAATGCTTCACAGCAATCTTCTACAAAGACTAAATCAGGACGTAATCGTTGCATACGAGGGACATTGACGATGTTACCGACATTGTGAACAACCACCACCGCAGAGTTCGCTTCAAGTGATAACAAGTAATCCTCGTCTTCACACATGTTCAATGTCTTCGGGTTCATTTTCAATACCGAAATCTGTTCAGGAGTATATTCGTATAATGCACAGTTCCAGACTGCAACGAATACGTAATCAGGCACGTAAATTCGTTGGATGTTCGGGTATTTGTACTTCAGCGACTTATAGAGAAGATGGGTTGCACTTGTTCCATTGTTTACAAGAACAACGTAAGGAGAACCGATCACGTTTACACATGTCTTCTCTGCTTTTGATATAAATTCTCCTTGTGAACTAATCCACCCATCATCGATCGCTTTTCGAACCGACGTTGTATACGGTTGGATATCAGGGCTATAAATTGGATATTGCATTGTTTAGTAACAACTTTATCGTTTAGGTTATTGTAAGCTCTTTCATGCCTGGAAAGAAGTCAATACCAGGTGTTGCTAACGCATTGAAAGATCCTATAGGACAAATATGGGTATTGTGTCGATACCCAAATGTAGTATCCGTACCAACCTCAATCGTTTCAATCTGTGAGAGGACAAATACGATCATTGCATGGATGTTTGCATCCAACCATCCTCTCATGAAAATGTTTCCACTGGTTTCAATTGCATGAATGTACTTTCTAACTAAAGGTCTCTTCCACATTTGAAAACTCGAGACGTGGAAATTGTTATAAGGTGCAAGACCTGTGTATCGTTCATTTAGTAGAACACCTCTAGTTCGCAAAATTGCATAGAGTCTAGGTAAACGAAGATAGTATTGAATTCCGAGTTCCTTTTTCACAAACTCCATTGTAAACTCAAACAATGACGATTGATCATTGGCTTCACAGAACAAAGACCGATACACGTAATCCTTTGTTAACCATGAACTTATGGACGACTGTGTAGGATAAGGTTCTTGGAAAAAGGAGTCATCGTCCAATCGCATGTAATGTGTGTACGACTGTAGAACCGGGTATGATTGTACAATTCCACTGAAGAAGCGACACATCATAAGGTATCCACGTGATTGAGGAAGTGAACGGTTATAAATGCCTTCAAACCCTTTGAAATCAATCCGAACACACTGCTTTACACCTTCAAGTTTAGCCATTTCATCCACCGTGTAATCCTCATGAAATACGAAAATGTCTGTGTTCGGAAAACACTTGCGAGTTTGACGAATGGATGCCTCCAACATACTGTAACGCGACACAGTGGACCCAGGGATTCGAAAGGAAAGAGGAGATGCGAGATAGAGAATACACAAACTCATACTTATTTGTTTGACCCGTAACTGTTTTTGGGTTTCCAAACACAGTGGTGGGTTTCCCCTTGTTGTTACTTATTTAATGTATTACACTACGTCACGTTTAGTTGGAGTATGCAAGACCGCCCATGCCTGACATGACTCGGAGAACGTTGTAGTTCACCGCGTAGACGCGAACCTGGGCCGTGCGGCCAGAGCGGACCGTGTTGACGGAGACCGTGAGCTGCAGGGTCGCCTTGTCGATACGGGAGAAGTTGCATGTGCCGGATGGCTGGTGCTCCTCTGGCTTGAGGGCAAAGGAGTAGACGTTAACACCGACAGATGGTGTGCGGCTGTGGTGTTGGTAAGGTTGAACGCGGTCGAAGTATCGGCCCTCGCGCTCTGTGAATCGGTCCTGGCCGTTGAGCTGGAGCTTGGCGACCTCGACTGGGTTCTTGCCTGAGCACTTGACGCCTGAATCGAGGATAACCTTGGAAAGAAGGTAGTTGGTGGTGGCTGCAAAGACCTCTTCGCCCTGGTTGTCTCCAGAGTCCAACCAAGAAGCACCTCCAAGGGAAGGACCGAAGGCAATTCCCAAGCCTGGGAGGTAAGGACCAGAAGGACCATCGCCAGAAGTGGTGGGGATGGCTTGTTGAGCAGTCTGGTTGCTGGTGTTACCGAGGGAACCACGGGCAAGGACATCCATGACGATACCCTCAGTGGTGAAGTCATCCGTGTAGTTGAATGGCTGGCATCCGTTGACCTCTGCAATGAAGTTCTGGTTGGGTGTGCAGTCAACGAAGGAATCTCGTTGAACAACCCAGATGAGCTCCTTAACCGGGTGGTTGAAGTTGAGCTGGATCTTGTTGGAGGAGGAGGTGATGGATTCAGCACCAGTGAACTGGAGCTGCTCAATCAAATACTCGTGTGTCTGCTGGGCGAATCGTCGTCGCTCCTCAGTGTCCAAATACACGTAGTCAATGTAGAGGGAGGCAGCAGTCAAGGACTGGATGGAGGTTGCGGCTGCAGTGGAGCCAGTCAACTCATAGTAGCAGCAGTTGATCCATTGCTCGAACTCAACATTGATGCGGACCTCGTGGTATTGGAGGGCAATCAATGGGATAGCAAGACCTGGGTTTCTGCAGAACCAGAACTGGAGAGGGATGTAGAGGGTCTTGGCTGGTGTACCAGATCGGGGAGCGCAAGAGTTGGTGAGCTCGGCACCAGCGCAAGAGGCATCCAAGGCATAACCACGTCGGTCCTTCATGAGGACGAGATCGTGGGTGTTACCGATCATGTCGTCGAGGGCTGCAATGGTACCTGCATCCTGGGAGAGCTGGGTCCAGATTTGGAGCCAGTCGCCATATTGTCGGTCAATTCGTTGACCTCCAATCTCGAGCTCAATGACCTTGAGCAGTCTGTGACCGATGTAGTTGAGCCATCGGAATCGGTTCAAGTTGGTGGAACCGGCTGTGAGGTCGACTGCTGGGAGAACAACCTGGACGTATGTGCGGTACATCAAGTCGGCGTTACGGTTGATGACTGCAGTCACACGCTTGTTGAAGTCGGCCTGGCCGTTGAAGGTAACCTCAATGGATTCCATGGCGAAGTTTGTATGGCGCTTGTAAAGCACCTTCCAGAAGGTAATCTGGGGATTACCTGAAATATAGATATCCTGTGCGCCATAGCTGACAAGCTGTAAAAGACCACCTCCCATGTTGTTATGTTGAGTCGCAATACGAAAAAAAAAGATGAGGCGACGCGGAGTGATTTTAACAAGAAAATATTTATATATCATAATGCCTACATGCGAGTCATGCACAAAGATGGCCTATTATGGTAACGATACGGCTCGCTTCTGTCGGAGTCATAAAGAGTCTACTATGAAGAATGTTGTGATTCAACTTTGTAAACATTCAGGATGTACATCCACTTCCAAGGCATTTGGGATTCCAGGTACGAAAGGAACTCATTGTAAAAAACACGCACTTCCTGGGATGGTGAATGTTACCAACAAACTCTGTGAACATAAAGGGTGTACATCCACTTCACGGATATTTGATGTCCCAGGTGGAAAAGGACGATTCTGTAAAAACCATGCATTATCAACGATGACCAATGTGGCAAGTGTTCGATGTACATACTCTGGATGCGATGCTACGAGTCGTAATTTTGATGTTCCGGGTGGAAAAGGTCGATTCTGTAAAGCCCATGCCGAACCAGGAATGGTAGATGTTCGTAACATTACCTGTGAACATGATGGATGCAATCTTCGTGCAAATTATTCTATGAAAGGAACCCCTACACGATTTTGCTCAAAACACAAAGAGATTGGTATGTGTAATAGGAATGCATGTATTACATGTGATTGTAAAGTTACAGCAGGTTACAACTATCCTGGACAAACAAATGCACTCCATTGTAGTACACATAAGTTAGAGGGTATGATCAACATTCGTGTACGAACATGTAAACATGCAGGGTGTAAGAAGTCTGCAAGCTTTGGCATCAAATCACCTACCTACTGCAAAGAACATGCAGAAGAAGGTATGAAGAATGTGTTCGCACGTCTGTGTGGTCATGAAAGTTGTGATATTTATCCATCCTACAACTACCCGGGTAAGACACCTGAATTCTGCAACGCACACTCCAAGGATGGAATGGTCTGTGTTATCGGAAAGGGATGTCAATACGAAGGATGTGAAAGTAGATCAAGATATTACGATCTACCAGGTGGAAAGGGTCGTTTTTGCACGAAACATAAAGAGCCTGGAATGGTCGATGTACTTAATCCGATATGCGAAGCCTGTGAGAGTCTTGCGTCCTATGGTATTCCGGGAAACAAGAAAACAAGGTGTAGTCGCCACCGAAAGCCAGGAATGATCACGCGTCCAAAAGCTAAATGCGTAGACTGCCGCAAGCCCGCTTTTTATGGCAAGCACTTCGTTCCTCGGCATTGTGAAGTTCACAAAGCAGAGGACGATGAAAATCTCGTAGAGCGAGAGTGTATTTCATGTAAACTGGTCATGGTGTTGGACAAGAACAACAAATGTGAATATTGTGATACAAAAAGGTTTGAAACAAATCGACTCGCCAAACAGAACGCTCTTATGGACTATTTGAACAAGCGTGGATTAAAAGGTGATTCTACCGATATCATTATTGAACGTGGTGCGTGTGGACGAGAACGCCCCGACCGCACATTCGATTTTGGCGACAAAATTGTGATTCTAGAATGTGACGAACATCAGCATCGTGATAGGCAGTGTGAATGTGAGCAAACTCGTATGGTCAATATAACGCAATCCTATGGAGGTGTTCCTGTTTACTTTATTCGTTGGAATCCAGACCATTACGCGTCTCCAAAACCCGAGCTCATCACAAAGCGTTATAAACGCGTTGCGGATATGATTCGCGAGATTCGTGATAATACAATTACTTTACCAGAAGCATTGTTATCAGTATCCTATCTGTATTATGATGGTTGGACTGGAACGCCTATATGGGATGTCATTACTCCATGGGAGTAGAGGCTTACGATGTGAAAAACACTAATACCTATGGACGAAGACCAAGAGTTAGCCCTTGGTACATCTGTTGTGTTGCTTGTGATCTGTGTAAGCTGCGTTTCATGGGGACTCTATCATGTCCTCAGGAGGACTCCAATCACTGAAGAACCATCCGAGGAACAATATGCATCGCTTCTAGTTCCTGCATCCACAGCTTCATCGCATAGGGGATAGTCTTCGTGATGAATTCGGTTTTGTTGCCGCAGGTTCCACAGGAGTATATCATCTCTTCTTCATTCACCACTGCAAGTGTTCCACAGGTCTTACAGATACCGGTTGGAAACGGGTCAGATACATCCAT